GAGATTCCGGTGCATCCAGGAGATTGAGCATATCGTGGGCGCGCAACAAATGCTTCGTTGATAAGTTTGAAGGGGCCGCTGTTGGCGCATACAATGCGAACCTTATTGCGCGTGAACTTGGTTTGCGCGACAAAACAGAAGTCGACCACACGTCCGGAGGAGATAAGATCACAGCACCTCCCCCGATCAATGTATACAACAATGCCCCTCCTTTGGCATCCAGTGAAACGGAGATCGATGATAAAAAGTCGAGCGAGTAGATGTTCAACTGCTCCTCAGTCTATTACGCGAACCGCCAATCAGCTGCAGATATTGTAATTAACCAGGGCGGTACAGACTCCGGAAAGACTTACTCCATCCTTCAACTGCTCATTGAGATCGCGGCCACAACCAAGGCCCCGCAGTCGGATCCGATCATTACGGTATTGAGCGAGTCGGTTCCGAACTCCAAGAAAGGCGCATACCGGACATTTCAGGCAATCATCAATGGAAGTGATTATGCATACAACCAGATTAAAAACTGGAATAGCACGGACCGGACCATCATTTTCAAAACAGGCTGGATAATAGAATTCGTTGGCGCCACGGACGAACAGAACGCGAAGCAGGGGAAGAGGCAATATCTTTTCGTGAACGAGGCCAACGGCATACCATGGCCGATATTTTGGCAGATGGCCAAGCGGACCAGGATCAGGACATTCATCGATTACAACCCATCGGCACCTTTCTGGGCTCATGAAAAACTGATAGGCACGACACCCAAGACGAATGATCTTTCAGCGGTTGTTCAACTGATTATCTCGGATCATCGCCACAATCCATTCATTGATCAGCAACAACATGACAAAACCGAGAACATTAAAGACCCGGAACTCTGGCTCGTATACGCGCGCGGGAAAACCGGTAATCTGTCAGGCCTCATCTATCCGAACTGGCGCCAGATCCCGGACAAAGAATTCCCGTGGGACGCTCCAAAGTTCGGAGGCCTCGACTTCGGATATACCAACGACCCGACCGCAGGATCCCGGATGGCCCGCATAGCTGATAATATTTACATCCATGAATTGTGTTACACTCCTGGACTGACAGCCAGGGAGCTAGCCACGATATTCAAAGGACAGGGATTCACCGCTGATGATCCGATTTATTGTGAGCATGATGGCGACATGATCAGGGAACTTCGGATGAAGCAGGAACTTCTTGCAATTCCAGCGAGGAAAGGACCGAACTCGATCGCACCAGGTATCGCTAAAGTCAAGGAATACAATGTCTTCTACACGGAAAGCAGTAAGAACATTCACGCTGAACGTCAGAAGTATATGTGGATGAAAGATCCATTGACGGGCAAATTCCTGAACGTCCCTACAGACGTTGACAATCACCACATGGACGAAATCAGGTACGGAATCGCGACACACTTCTATCGGGCTCCAAACTGAAAAAGTTGAAAAACATCAAAAAGTGAACGCGGATTCACTTTCAAGTTCTTGTGTTCAATAATGTAAATGAACGCAATTGACATTTGCCTTAATGATTTTTTGGCAAGTCTTATTTGCACTGATCTCTGCCCGAATCCTTGAGTGGCTCATCGTAGCCGCAGTGAAAACCTACCGCTTTAAAATAGAGAAACGCAATGTCAAGCTTCCTGAATAACCTGTTCGGTACGATAGCAGGGGGTTCGCTTTACACGCATCCTTCAGGAGTTGACTTCATTCCCAAAGGCCCGAACGGGGAAGTGATCAACATCAAAGGTGATCAGGCGACATGGCTCGGGTTACGCAATCCGATCATGCAAAAGTTTGCTTACGACTTCTGTTTTCCTCTTGCCTCCGTTGTTGACCGACTTGCTGAGTATGACATCACTGGCAACATCGAGATACTCCGATCAACCGGAAAGGGTAAAGACAACTTTGCGACAAACGATTGGGCGCAACGGATGAATAAGCTTTTGGCCCAACCGAACCCGTTGCAATCCTGGGAGCAATTCAGAGGGCAACAGGTTGTTTATAAAAAGGTGTTCGGCTTCTGCCCGGTCCTTCCAGTGGTACCTGCCGGCTTTCCACCTGAGTTTGCGTTGTCAATTATCAATCTTCCTCCGTGGCTATTCGATGTCGAAGGCACGAAGAAATTTCTTTTTACTTCGAAAACCGAGGAGATGATCAAGCAATATAAATGCACAATCCTCGGGCAGACGTTCAATCTGACATCTGATCAGGTCATCATCCTGGAAGATTCATTCATGCAGGATGAGCGGAAGGATTTCCTTTTGCCGCAATCCCGTTTGATCGGCCTCGACATGGCTATCTCAAATTGCTGTGCTGCCATGGAAGCCGACAACGTCCTTTTGAAAAAGAAAGGACCGCTCGGATTTATAACGCATGATGCCGCTGCCGTAAAAGATTCGATCGCGGGTTATATACCAATGAGCAAGGATGAAAAGATAGAACTTCAGAATGCCCTTGCTCAATACGGCCTTTCGCTTGATCAATATCAATATGTGATCTCTCGCACAGCTGCGAAATGGAATCCGATGAGCTTCGATGTGAAGCAACTCGGGACAAAGGAAACAGTAACGGCCAGTGAGAAAGCAATTTGCCATCGCTTTGGATATCCATACACACTTTACGAACAGCAGGACGCAACCTACGCCAATGGGCTCAATGCTGAAAAAGGCGTCTACCAAAATAATGTTATTCCGGGCAACACAAAGGATCTCAATAAATACAACAAGTATTTCAAAGCTGCAGAAAATCAATGCAAGATCGCAAACAACTATTTGCATATAGCCTCTCTACAGGAGGATGCATTGGCACAAGCGAATGCCGCAAAGGCGTTGGATGATGCACTTACCATTGAGTACAACAATAATTTGATCACTAAAAATCAATGGCTATCGGCCCGTGGGTATGATACCGTGCAAGACGGGGATAGTTACAAGGCCTCTCAGGACAGCTCCGACCCATTAGCTATGAAACTCGGGGTTGGTGGAACACAGGCATTAATGGAGTTGCTGGCTAACGCATCATTAACTCCCGAGAGCAAAAAGAATGGATTGATCATACTCTTCGGATTGTCTCCGGAAGACGCGAATAAGATGCTGGCAGGCGTAAAAGAAAATCCGAACCCAGATCCACAATTCAAACCACCTATTCAAAATGAAGACCCTGCATCCTAAAATAAAAGAGCTGCAACTCAGGCAATCAGGCGCGTATGTAACGAGCTCATTTCTGCATTTGGGTAAGACGCTGGATTACAGAATTCAGGCAACCGAGGAGCGGATCATTCGCGGGTACCTGGCTGTATGGAAGGAAAAGGATGATCGCGGCACCGCACCAATTAAAGGAGCGTTCGCAAAAAGTCTGAAGGAGCGCGGACCTAAGAGCCAGGCGAAACAGAAAATACTTTTCCTCTGGTTTCATGATCTCAAGGAGCCGATCGGACAATTCATCGAACTCGAGGAGGACGATTACGGATTAAGGTTCGCGGCTGCGATCGATGACATCCCTCAGGGCGACCGCGCACTTGCTCAGGTCCGGTCAGGCACACTCAATCAATTCTCCTATGGCTTCCTGTATGTGTGGGATAAAATGGAATACGATGAGGTCACCGACACTGTGATGATGTACGAAGTCGATCTCTGGGAAGGCAGTGTGGTATCGTATGGATCACAGAAAGAAACTTTTGCCATCAGGTCAAAAGAGCAGTTCGATGCACAGATGGAGGAAGTGAATCTTGAGCTGGAAGAGTTCGTGCGTCAGATGCCTCGCGCAAAACAAATGGAATTTCGCCAATTGATAACGAGATATAAAGCACTTAACGACATTGAGCCGGACTCATTGCTGAGCACACTCAAGGAAGAGAAGCCGCAAGGAATCTTATCGATTGGAGGTTATAAAATCGATGTCAAACAATTCAATTAAAAAACTACTATGGAAAACCGTAAAGGTTATAAGAATTACATGATCAATGGGTTCAGCTTCAAGAATGCTGCAACCAGATTGATGTCCATGCCGAAGGTGCAAACCGGCATCGGGTTATTTTTCACAGCACTGTTCGCAATCTTCGGAATGTTCTATGAAGGAGCGATGGCCCTCGCTGTTTCCCTCCCGTTCCTGAAGTTTGATAAGACCGGACTCACAGGTGACAACCTGAAGTTTGTCGAGGATCTCGAGAAACGTATTTCCACCATATCCGACAAGGAATTGAAGGAATTGCTTTCCGAAGACCTGAAGTTGGCTGTCCGTGAATCAAAAGAACAACTGAAGCGTTTCGATGCTCTCGGTGATGCCGATGTTGCCAAGCTGAAAGAAATGCTTGGAGAGGATGATAAGGGCGTTCGCTCAATCCTTTTGAAGCAGGGCGAGATGATCACCAAACTGCAACAGAATCTTTCCCTCGCTGAAGAGCGGATGGATATCCGTGGCCAGGTTAAAGAATGGCAGACACGCAACAAAGAAGCGATCGGCAAAATCAAAGGTGGAGAACGGAATGTAAGCCTTCCAGTGTTTGAGCTTCGCGCTGCCAATTCACCTATGACACCGTCAAACACGGTGAGCGACACGATCACCATCAATGCAGCTGCAGCAATCCGCCAAGGTGCACCGGTGTTT